CCATTCACCATGTTGTTCTCCGCAACGAATAAGCCAGAACCTGAGTCTTTGGCTGTAGTTTTTAGAGTTCCATAGTTAGTAGGATTAATGATGTAAGCTAAGTCGCCTACCAAAGCATTATCGACAGCTACACTTGTCTCTATAGAGACCATCTCGGCAAACGTCGGAGCCGCCGCAGATGATAAAGAAACAGTATTGATACCTGAAGTATTAGTAATACCTGTAGGATTTCCACTTGAACCACTACCTTCTAAAGCACCATCATCAATTGCAATTGCCATTGATTTAGCTAAGTCATCACGAATTAAGTTTTCAACATCTAAAGATGATTGAAGCATTAATTGACGAGTAACGTCTGTGTGTACACCTACAGTTTTTGGAGACATAGTTACAGAACCAATTACCATTTCAGACTCACCTGATGCACCACCTTCAGCACTAATAAAAGCAGCAGAAGCGGCAGATGTTTTCTTAGGAATCTTTACATCGCCTTGTAGTCCATTTAGGTTAGTAGCCAATGGCATTACAGCAGATGCGTTTCTAAGAGCATCAATAAAGCTTTCAGGTCTGAAGTCTTGACCAACAAGACCAGCATCGTCAGACGCATTTAGGTCTCTTGTGTTCCAATTGCTCATTACTTCAGGCGGAAGCATAATTCCTTGTGCAGTTCTGCCATAGTGTTTAGATGCTTCTTCTGAACATTCAAATTCAAATTCAGCTTCTCTTTGTGCTTGTCTATCAGTTGGATTAGCTAAAGCATTAATTGCTTTCATAATCGAAAACTGACGAACTTCCTTTTTAGTCATGCCAATTTCAGGAGTTTCTAAAGGCTTATCAGTCGCTATTTGGTCTAATAAGATTCCTCTAAATTCTTCTACTGAGTTGCCATCTTGAATCGCCTTGTCAGCTAAATCCCTTCTGTTGTGTCTAACAGCTAAGTCCATAATTTCTTTAGAATTTCTAACAAATTCGGCTTTAGCTTCAGCAACAGATTGTTCTCTAACTTCATCAAGGTTTATTTCATTTTTAACTTCTTCAGTCATAGTATTTACCTTTATGGTTGTTTGTTTTTGTTTATCTTGAGAACGACCTACTCCAACTTCAGATGAAGAATCTGCTGGAATTGAAACAACGCTCACTTCAAGCGGAGTTGTTCTAACTCTAAACATAGGTCTATCATCTTTCATTTCTTTCATTCGTTCCATGCCATTTATCTTATAGCCAACGCTGATATTTTGACGAATACCATCTCTGACATCTTGATATATTTCTTCTGCGAGTTCACTTCGACCAAAGCGAACTATTGCCTTCGCACTTTTTGTTGCAGAATCAATTTCGTATCTTTCGACCACACCAATCTGTTTCTTCATGTCATGGTCTAAGAGTAAAGGAGACCTACCACTACCAATAAAGCTAGTGTCGATATCCTCTTCAGAATGTGAGATTATTTCCATGCCAAAATCTCTTTCAACAGGTTCTTCGGAACTAACTCCGATTCTCACTCTTCTATTTTCTTCATCGATATAAGATGCTCTTGAAAGGTCTAGAGTTCGATAGACAATATCGGACTTATCTAGTCTTTCTTCTTCATCTTTATCTTCTTCATCATGGTATGGTCGAGATTCCATCATTTCTTTGTCATCATCTTCCATACTTTCCATCATATCCTCATGTTTAGCAAATGATATTACGTAAGTATCATCTGTTTCCTCAACATTGAGAATATGTCTATTATCTTTATATTCCATAGATTTATCCTCTTTGTTTTTGGTTGATAAAGGATGCCCTTCAGGAAGTAAATCAGTATCATGCTTACCACCCTGAAATCTGTTATTTCGCAAAGCGAAAAGAAAACTGTTTACACGTGCATACGCCCATTGTTCAGGTGAACCAACATTAGGTCTAACTGAAGCTGGATTTGTTTTGTATGCACCAATACCTCTTTCAAATACCGAAAGAATTGTTCTGTAAGTTGTTCTTTTAGAAGCCACGTTTCCTACTTCTTCATTATGTTCTTCTACTTTATCTCTTAATGCTTTCTCAACAGAATCAGAAACTTGTCTGTCTTGTTGTGCTTGACTAGCTGAACCTGATTCTTTTTGCTCTAAATATTTGATAGCTTCTAAAACAACATCTTTCATTTTTTGTTCACCAAGTGTGCCAATAACTCCCCATTTCATTTGAGCAATAACACCAGCAATATTCGATGGTCTACCAGCTTTATCTCCTGATTTGAACTGTTTGCCATCTTCAAAATGTCTAGCCGCCCATGCTTCTCTTTCTTTAATCCATCTTATGACACCAGAAGTTTCTTCACCATCTCTTGCTTTAGTCCATAGATTAAATGCTTCGTTACCTCTAATATTGCCACCAGCTTTATAGATATCAGGGTCATTTTCTTTGACACCAGCAATAAATCCATAATCAAACTGCGGATAATTAGAGTTTCTTAAACTGACTTTTTTATCCTCACCTTTTGTCGGAAAATCAGTCGCCATCGCCACCCTCGCCACCCTGAATGTCAGCCTCAACAGGCATCTTCATTCCGAAAGGTTGAAATGCTGTTTTAACACCATATTGTTCTGCTAACTTCTGTTCTCTTTCGTGTTGCTCAAACAACTCCTCAACATCTCTACCATAGTTTGCTTGAACATCTTGAAATGTTACTAGACCTGACTGCATACCACTTATAGAAGCCATCATTTCTTTTTGTGGGTCTACCCACGAAAAGCTTCTTGGTATAAAGTTTGCTGAATTAGCAAACTTATCGTATCTGCTCATTGGCAAAGGTTGGTTGGTACTTGGAGATGTTGAGATAGCACCACTTGATATTGACATCTCTAACCATTTTTCAAATACAGGTCTAACGAAATGGTCAATGGTAAATCTTTGGTACAGTCTATACATCTCTCTATCTTCTAATGCACCAGCCCTTAATGAACTGTAATTAACAGAACTAAGGTCATTGGTTAAGGCGTGATAAGAAATATTTAAACCTGATGCAATACTTCTTAAAACTTGTGTACTGAATGATTCAAAAGCTGATGTTGGATGGTCAGGGTCAAAAGATTTGAAATCCATTCCAGCTGGTAATTGTTCAAATGTTCCAGCTTCAGCGTTCATTATCGGTACGTATTCTTCATCTTCTCCATCTCCCACATAAGCATCGCCATCGGGAGAAACAAAGAACCCCATCTTACTTGCTGATACTCTTGCAGAAACTATTTCAGCTTCTAAATAACCATTCAATAATTTTATATTTGCCATCGCAGATGCAGTAAATGGCACACCTCTGTTTTGCTCAGGTCTGTTTGGAATGTAAGCGTGGATTAATTCATCAGCATTGACTCTGATGTGTTTTTGTCTTGCATAGTATTGGTTATCAAATGGATGATTTTGAAACAGATAATAAGCAATAGGTTTATTACTTGCATTTAGTTCAACGCCCATTTTTATTTTATTACCACCCTTTTCAGGATTGTCGTTTTTAGTTTCATCTAAATGGTCTGCTTCTAAAAACTCTATCTGATAACCAAACTCTGAATCTCTTGATTTGACATGACGAACTAATACTTCACCATCTCTTGCTAAAGATTCTATAAATAATTTTTGACAGTCTATAAATGTTAATCTGCCATTTGTTGTGCAGTTTCCTAAACGACACCATTGATGCCATTTCTGTTCAATGATTCTATTTGCTACTAAATCCAAACTGCCATCATCGTTTCTTGCTTTCATTGATAAACGAATACCATTGTTACCAACAACATTGGATTGCATTAGATTCAAATACCTTTGCACATAACTATCATTTCTTGCTAAATCTCTTGACCTATCTCTTAATAATCTTAAATTGGTTTTTATCTCTTCATCAGCAGATGTAGATGTTTGTAAGAAATCAGAAAATAATCTGCTGGTACTTGCACCATTGTATTTTCTTAAATTAAGAGTTTTTCTTTTTTTTGGTTTTCTTGTAAATCTGTCGTACCAAGCCATTAGAACTTAACCTCTATCGTATTACCTGACCTTTGTTTATTTTTAATTCTAGCCTTTTTTACTTCTTCCAAGTATTCAGCATGATATCTATCTCTAAATGTTAATAGTTCATCTATCGACATTCTTGATAAAGAACGACCAGCTATTGAAAAAGAAGATTGGTCTATTGATGCTCTGTTTTCTAAAACAGCTTCAATATTATCTAAAACCTTTTTTGCATGACTTCTTAAATCAGCATTGGTATCAGCTAAGTTGATTGCAACTGTTGCTCTCCCTGTGTCTACTCTTATTCTTTCAGAATCAGATGTTCTAGTGATGTAAGCGTTCCAAATGTAATCACCATTTGAATAATTAGCTGTAGTTGCAGATGCTACTTCTACAAAATAAGTATCATCGGCTTCGGTTGCTGTTATTTCAAATTGATGTGCACCACCACCACCTGAATCTTTATGAAATTCATAAGTAAGTGCATAAGCAGATGTAGGATAAGTGTCAGCTAAATCATCTCTACGCCACAATAATCTATCGCCTATAACAATAGTGTCAGGTTCTTGTGTTGGATAATTGGTTCTGTCAAATGCGTTGGACATACTTTAAATACAAAAATTTCTTCTAAAAAGATAGAATTAAAAAGCATTTTATCATTAAAAGATAAATAAAATTAATTTAATTTATTTGCAAATAATAGTTGTAAATCTCTGTGAACCTGTTAATATAATATCCATAATTTACAAAAAAAGGAGAAAATTATGACTAACTTAGAAAACCAAATAACAGAAGTTTTTGCTTCTTTTGACAAAGATTATCTAGATTCTATACCTGCAAAGTGTGAAGAACTGCAAAAAAGAGCAAAAGAAATAAGAGATAATTATGTTACTGAAATGATTGATAATCCTTGCTATAACCCTACAGACTTATGTAGTCCTAAAAAAATTGACAAAAATGGTGGTGGTGCGGTGTTTGAAGCAAAAAAAGAATGTGGCGAATTTTCTCTTGGAAGTCTGTCACATTTTATTGAAATGACCACTAAAAATGCTGTTAAAAATCAAAAAGCTAGAAATCAAAAAATTGTCAAAGCATTACAAAAGCACAACATTGACAGCATTGATATTCCTGAAGCTAAAATAACTTGGGGAAATGATTTTGAAACTGATGTTTTGATTGATGATTTGGTAGTTACTATTAAAATAATTTTTGCTGGTGGCTACAACATACAGCGTGGACATTTTAGAACTTTAGTAAAAGTTCGTAAGGCTAAATAAATATCTTTAAGAATAAATACACCTACTCAGGTGGCTTTTTTTTTACCAATCATTAACCCAAGTATTTCTTCTTCTGCGATTAATCAGATTCTTTCTTTTTTCTTGTTTTGGTTGTGCTTCTTGCGATTCGCTTTTGGTTTTTATTTTATTAAGATTTGGAGAAAGAATATAAAATCCAGCTAAAGCATAAACAAAATTATCTAGTGCTTCGTTTCTTTCTCTTGTTTGTTTCCAAACTAATTTCTTTTGTCCACGATGAAACTTAATGATTCTTTTTTCTGCGGTTAGTTGTTTAAAATATTCTTCATCAACTGTACTTGGGAAATGGATATATCCAGCCTCATCTTCTTCTGCAACATTTAGCCAACTAAACAAAGTATCTTTTGCAGTATCAGTTCCGATTGGATAGAGACTTACTCTTTGTCTGCCTGATTGTGTTGGTCTATTAGCAATTGGTTTTCCACTTATGCTTTGACCTTTAACAGCAAATACTCTTCTGCCTTGTCTTGGTTTTACAAAACCATAAACACTTTGTGTGGCATAACCTGAATCAATACAAGTAATTGCTATTTTTAATTTATGATTATTTTCTTTGGTAAATGATGATAATAAATATTCATCTAATTCTTTCCACACTTCCAATTGATTAGGGTCACCCCAAAAGATTTTGTATTCAATTACATATACTTGATTATCTGCTGACCATCCGACAACTTGTGCTTCTAATCTATCTGATTGGCAGTCAATGCCACAAGTAAGCACAACGACATTTTCAGGGATGGTTTCATGGTCATAGTTTTCTCTACGATTCAATAAACTATCAGATTCTATTTCTTCGCCTTTCTCTGCAAAACATTCGCCTAGTGATGTATTTACCCAAACTCGTAATTGTTCAGGATTATTCTTAGCAACTAAAAACGATTCAACAACTTCTTTCCATGTTCGCCACGATGAATACAATTCGTTTAGATGAAAACCAGCAACATTGCTTTTACTACCTTCTTGAATCCATTTGCCATTTTGCATCATGTAAGGTTTATCGGATTCATCAATAAGAACTCCACAACTTTTACAAACATAATTTACATTTTTTAAATCTTCATCCCATTTAATGTTTGACCATTCTAAATGTTGGTAAGTCTTACAATGCGGACAAGGCACGTGGTACTTTCTTTGGTCTGATGTATTCCAAGCATCTTGAATTCTACTCATGCCATCAATGGTTGGTGTCGATGTCATTATGATTTTACGATTCCAAAAGGTTGAAGTTCTTTTTCTTGCCAAATCTACAGGGTCACCTTCAGGAGTTGGTTGGTATCTATCAACCTCGTCTAACAAAACAATCCTACATGGTCTTGAAGATAATGATGCTGGTGAGTTACTTCCTGAGATAACAACAAAACCACCGCCAAATGATTTAGATAATATGGTGTTGCCACTATCTCTGCTTTTGGAATCTTTAACTTTGCCTCTAAGAGCATCAGAAGCAGTAATCATTTTGGATAATCTTTGCGTTGAAAATGCTCTTGCCATTTCTAGTGTTGGCATAACTACCAACATTGGTGCGGGGTCATGGGCAATATGATAGCCAAGTATATTTAGAAGTATTTCAGTCTTACCAACTTGAGCAGATGACATAATGACAATGCTTTCAATATCTCTGTCATTGAGTGTGTCCATGATGCCACGTTGATATTCAGCACGACTTGTTTTCCATTGACCAGCTTCCGCACTAGATTCAGATGTTAAGACTCTATGATTGTCTGCCCATTCAGAAACTTTAAGTTTCTTTGGTGGCTTGAACGTCTGTATCGACTGATTCCAAATTATTTTCAGAGTTTTTTGGAAGTCCTGTGTTTGCGAGTTCATTTAATGCTTCATGTACTTCAGTTGTTATTAAATCTTCTACTTCAGCATAGGATTTAAGACCTAAGACCTGATGTGTTACCTTTGCTGGTATATTTAATAGTTTTGAACGACAATTTGCAATTAAGTTCTGCCAAGTATCAATGACATCATCAGAATGTACTAATTTACTTGATAATACAGCTACTTCTATTTCTTTGTGGTCTGCTTGATTCTTAGTAAGTCTTAATTTCTCTTCATTGATGTCATTTGGCACATCTTTGAGATGTAATCTTGCTCTTTCTCTTAGATATTGTATGTATGCTTTACGACAAGCATCCATATCCATACCACCACGACCAATGCCCTTTGGCAGTATGCCTTGTGATACTAAATTAGAAACATACTGTTTTGTTAAGCCTAAATGTTCGCCAACTTCCTTTTGATTCGCCATGTCTTAGATTTTAGCTAATTTTTTGCCTAATCTGCGTCTTTTATGCTTATTCATGCTTGAAGTCTTGAGTTTTCGCCTACCAATGCTGGTTTTTTTGTATTTATGCCTAACTTCGTTGTAGTTTGTTTCTTTTTTAACTTTAGCCATTTTTTATCTTAAATAAACTCAATACTTGTAAGCTGTGACTAAAAAAATACCGAACTTCGAATCACC